GAAACTAACTGAGGTAGACATGACGATCCGGGCCAGTGAGCATGAGGAAGGATTGAACAAATCACTGGATCTCATGTCGTTAAAATGTGGTATGGGTACCGGTCGGTATAAGTTTGAAAGCAGCGGAGTAAAAACGGCCACGGAGGTTATCAGCGATAAGTCTGATTTATACCAGAACCTTCAGAAAAATAAAACGCCAATTAAGGCTGCACTGATAGCTATGGTTAAAGCGCTGGCCTTTTTAGCATCCGGGAACGATCAGTTAGAAGTCAATGTCGATTTTGATGACTCCATCATTGAGGACACTAATACCACAGTGGACCGAAACATCAAACTGGTACAGGGTGGCCTTCGGTCAAAGCTGACCGCAATTATGGAGATCAACAAATGTAGTGAGGCAGAAGCTAAAAAAGAACTTGAACGGATCGGCCAGGACGGACAGATCACAGGGCAGGATATAGACTGGACACAGGAGGACAAAGACGAGGAGGAAGAGGAAAGAGATACGGAAAAGAATCACGTAGGATTCCGAAAGGGTGAAGAAAATGAACCTGATAGAAAATCAACGGACCGCTGATGGGCCTACAGGGTTGTATCAGGATCTTGAGGAAATACTGATGAAAAACATCGTCAGGCATATCCGGAATTACGATCAGCCAATTCCTACTGATGAATGGTTAATGCAAAAGCTTGCGGAGATCGGAAAACTGAATAAGGAGAATATCCGGCTTATCAGCGAGATGGCCGGAATCAGTAATACCGCAGCGCAACGTATGTTGGAGGAGATGGCAGAACAAGTGACAAATGAACTTGAGCCGGGTTTTCAGTATCTTTCCCGTCAGGGGATTATCGATGAAGCTGTGAAGGCTACGAAGAGCCGTAATGTTTTGCAGGTCATGAAGACATTGAGGAAACAGGCGAAGGACACTTTAAACCTGTGTAATACCACAATGCTGTATAAAGCCAGGGACGCATACAAAGCACTGGTAACAGATATTGCACGGGCTGCCGGTGAGATGGAAACAAAACAATCTTTTCTCGATCTTCTGAATACAGAAGCAACAGCTTCTGTTATGGGGGCAGAATCACGAACACAGGCACTCAGGAGGTGCATTCAGCGCTTTAACGAAAAGGGAATTCCTGCATTTGTAGATACTGCCGGGAGAGAATGGACACCGGAAGCATATGTCAATATGGCTATGCGGACCACTTCCGGAAATGTAGCACATGAAATTCAGATGGCACGCTGCGAGGATTATGGTGTGGATCTGATTGAAGTTGACAGCCATGCCGGCGCCCGTCCGAAATGCGCCAGAGATCAGGGGAAAATATTTGATCGGGCCAATAAGTCTAATAAATATCCTCATTGGAATACTTCCAGCTATGGAGAACCTGATGGAATACTCGGTATTAATTGCCGACACCATATTTATCCGTATATCGAGGGCGTGTCTGTTAGAAGACACTTCCCCACTGACGATATGGACGCAAACGATAAATTGTACCAGGAAACACAGAAGCAGCGGGCGCTTGAACGGTCCGTCAGAAAACAAAAAAGGGAGTGTATGCTATATGACGAGTTGGGAGATAAAGAAGCCTTTGAGGCAGCCGCCATAAAGCTGAAGGAAAAAGAGAAGCGGCTTAAGCAATACGTAGATAAGAATGACAAGCTGCACCGGCGGACAGACCGGGAACAGGTTGTTGGATTCGATAAGCGGACCAGTGCCGAGGCCAGAGGAGCCGCGGTAAAGAAAAAGAAATAAAATGAGTTGCTACGGCGGTAACAATGGTGTAGAACAACGCCTGTTTTAATTGCCGGAAATCTGCCGACGGGCGTTAAACGGTGAGAGGAGAAATAACAATGTATAAATTTTTAAACAATCCATATTTACACGGTCCTTACATGGAAGCAGATAAGGGCGGAGGAGCTGGGGGCTCTGAAAAGGACGGCGAAGAGGCCGGAGGTGACGACCAGGCCGGAGATGATTCGGACGAAGACGGAAACGAAGACGATAACCAGGAGGATAAGCAGTACACACAGAAGGATATCGACGATGCTGTAAAAAAGCGTCTGGCCCGTGAAAAACGGAAATGGCAGAGGGAACAGCAGAAGGCTGGAGACGGAGCCGCCAAAGAAGATAAGGGCCAGGAAGACGGGGAAAGCGAGGCCGATCAGAAAGCAAAGAAAGCCGAAGAGAAAGCTGCTGCTCTGGAAATGAAATGGACCTGTCTTGAGCATGAGGTCAAAAAGGATTGTGTGGATGATGTTCTGGCTCTTGCCAAAGTGCATATGGCAAAAGATGAGGGTATGGATATTGAAGATGCAATTGACGAAGTACTGAAAAAGTACCCTCAGTTCAAAGACGGATATGAAGATTCTGACGAAGAAAATGGTCAGGATAAAAAAGGCTGGGGGCAGCGCCACGGGAAAGCCCAGCCGAAATCAACAACCGTGGAAGATGAAATCAGGAAACAGTTATTTGGAAAATAAGAAAGGGTAAGGTGAAACTATGGCAGCTTTTACTTTAGCACAGGCAAAAAATTTAAGTCAGGATAAACTGACAAACTTTGTAATTGATGAGTTTAGAAAGTCTCCGCTTCTGGACGCAATGGTATTTGATGATACCGTAAAGCCGCAGGGTGGCACTACTATGACGTATGTCTATAACCGGGTTAAGACGATGGCAACAGCAGCCGGAAGAGCGCTGAACGCAGAATATACTCCTCAGCAGGCAGATACTGAGCAGGTTACTGTTAATCTTAAGGTATTTGGTGGTTCTTTTAGTATTGACCGTGTAATTGCCAATTATGAAAAACAGGTTCTCGATCTGGTACAGTTTCAGCTTCAGCAGAAGACAACGGCAGTACGGTCACTGTTCCAGGACTGGATGATCAATGGAGACAGCTCCAAAGACAGCGGTATTGCCTTTGATGGATTATCAAAGATCCTTAAAGGAACCAGTACAGAAGTAACCCTTGACAGTGCAGCGCTCCTTGATCTTTCAACAGCAGCAAACGTAAAAGCAAACTGGCAGTCCTTCCTCTACGAGCTCCGGCAGGTAGAGAAGCTGCTTGATGGAGAGCCGGGGGTGATCCTGGTAAATAATGATCTGTTCGCAGTCTTCCAGTCCGTGGCGGATTTGTCCACGCAGTTTCAGCAGACGAAAAACGATCTTGGAACACAGATTGTAAAATACGGTAATGCAATCATTATGAAGATGGGAGATAAGCCGGGAACATCAACACCAATTATTTCGACGGATGCGGAAAAGGGAACGACAGACATGTATCTGTTCAGGATCGGACTGGACGCTGTTCACGGAGTAACGCCAGAGGGAACAAAAGAACCGAAGATTTACCTGCCGGATATGACCAGGCCCGGAGCAGTGAAAACCGGAGAAGTTGAGATGGTGGCGGCCATGGCGGTTAAGGCAACGAAATCCGCGGCTGTTCTTCATGGTATCCAGGTTGCGCCGGCGCAAGGAGCATAAAGAACGGAGGCGGTAAAGTGCCATACGTAGATGATAACTATTACTTAAATACATTCCACGGGGAGCCGGTAGATCCCGCCGACTTCCCGTCACTCTCTATGAGGGCGGAGGAACTGGTGGAAGAAATGACCATGTACCGTCTGAATGCATCAACGTTTCAGGCAATGTCAGAAGATATGCAGCAGCGTGTAAAGAATGCGGTATGTGCTCAAATCGAATACCTTGACGCAAACGGCGGTAGTGACATGGACAATGGAGCAGAGCTTCAGAGCGCAGGTCTGGGAAAGTTTAACTATTCCATGGCTGCCAGTTCAAATGGGAGTACAACCCAGTCAGTATATGCTCCGCGAGCTTTGCGCGTCCTGATGCCTACTGGCTTGTTGTACAGAGGAGGTGGCGGCTAGTGAAACCGATACCGAAAAGCCTATTAATCCATAAGGTTCAGATACAGACTGTTACCGGTAAGGATGAATGGGGATCTGAAACGTTTTCTGATCCGGTTCCTGTAAGGTATGTAAGGCTGGAGCCGTCAACAAAATATGTGAAAGATAAACAGAATGAAGAGATCCAGCTTGCGGCAGTCCTGTTCTATGACTGCCACAACAGCCGGCCGCGGGGAATGGCATTCCATGACGGCCAGATGATCGTCTTTCATGGCGAAATGTACCGGATTCAACTGGTAGAACCATTGTATGATGGGAGAAAGCTGCATCATTTTGAAGTGGGGCTGATTCGCAATGCCTAAAATACAGACAAGGGTTACGATTAATAAATCATCGATCCGGATGCGGATCAAAGCAGCGGAGCAAGGCGCGCTTAATACGGTATCCATGCAGGCGCTTAAAGATGCGAACCTATATTGTCCGGAAGATCAAGAGAATCTGG